TGCAGATGTTTGTCCGAGTATATTTGCTGAAAAAACTCTTATAAAGTAAGTACCAGCACTTGATGGTATAAAAGTGCCAACTATTTCCCTATTTACATTGGCTTCGGATATGTGTCTAGTATCAACCAAGAATTCATCAGATGGAACCGCATGATCATTACCAGCGAATATATTTTTTCTTATATAAACTTTGAAAGTCGAAACACCCTTGGGGGGATCACCATCTGGTATTTTAAATCTGTAAATTAGTTCTTTGGTATTCGAATCAACTGTATCTGCGCTTACTTCAAAAGTAATAGCACCCGGTTTTTCAGGTATGATAGTAACAGTTTCATCATCAAATGATAAACCATTTTCTATAGCATCAAATTTCGCTTGTGAATATTCTATTGCCGATACAGAGTATTCTAAAGAGTCGTTTTCCTGTATAGATATTACTCTATATTTTTCAGACTCATACACAGCTTCATCTAGTGTCGAGGCATTATAGTCCGTACTGGCTGGTTCAATTGACCAAAGTATATCAAAGTGTCCAGTTGCGGAATAATTTGATGTATCTAAAGCATCAGGTAGTGTTACTGTAGAAACAGTTGTGTTGTCATCAGAAACAAAACCCGTAACGCTTGGGCCTATTGTTATATTTTTTGTTTGTAGATGTGATCTTCTTATATTGTTAAAATCGTCAGAATTTTCTACATCTACATAAACGGGGTCGTAATTATAGGTAGGCGTTAAGAATGTTATTTTATATTCGCGGCCTTGATCAACATCTAAAACTCTATCTAGTTTAACGGTTGTTCCATCTTTACCTACGACACTCGCTCTGCCCCCTCTATTTTTTTGGGTTTTGTATTTATCCGTTACCGTGATTATATCACCGGGTTTGATATAGTTAGCTTCTATGCCAGCTTTAAAATTAACAGTTTCAGTTTCAAAATTTTCTGTAAACAATGCCCAGCGTCCATACCTTAAAGCTTGACCCCTACTAGTACAGCCAAATGCTGTCATTTCTAATTCTTTAATTCCATTCCTTCTAATACCATCGACATTTTCAATGTATTCTACTGCTGGTTTATAAAAATTAGTTTTATCATTGTATCTAACAATTGCTACATTGTGTCTTACTTTACTACTGCTATTAGCGTAGGTAAATGAACCGTCTATAACATTTGAATTGTTGAATTGGTAAACAGGTTCTTTTTCCCTGTCTTGTATCGTGTATATTTGACCAGCAGAATAGTACAGTATACCTCTGAATATACTAGCTAAATCATTTACAACTTTGAAAGCATCTTCTCTAGACTGTATATACAAGTTGCAGCTAAACCTTGGTTCGAGACCACCAAAACCATCAGAAACCAAAACATCACAGTATCTAGCTATTTCAAAAAGTGTCCATTTGTCCACAAAGGTTGGGTCAATGAATTTACCCAAGCCATACCTATCATTTGTTATGAGATCGTAAAAACACCAAGCTGGATTGTCTGTCCATTGTTTTGTTTCACTAAAAGTGCCATCCCACGTATCTCTTACATAACTTCTTTTTACTGGGTCATATATGTTAGGAATTTTTACCTTTGACAATCTTACATCAAAAGCTCTTTGTGGAATATTGGTAAAATCTTCTGCCGCAAATTTTGAATAAACTACGGCAGAATTTGGGTAAGAAAATCTTTCTGAATAGATTTCGGTTATGTGGTCAACTGTAGTAGTTGAGCCTTCGTTTAAGTAAGCTGCTTCCCTAGAGCTTTTCCATATTTTTATTTCCCAACCAATAAAGCTTGTTTGTGTTTGGTTTGTAAAATTAGTATCTACTGTTGGTATATCTATAACGTGTATATACGCATTATTTACCCTACCCACTATAGAATCAGAATAGGCTATAGTGTATTGTGAGGACAAAGTCGGATTAGAAAATATAGGTCTGTACGATACATTTAAATCAACTTTAGAATCTATTACAGAATTATCCCCATCTTTTGTTTGGAACAAAGATTCTATTCTTATTCCAACTCTTATTTTGGATACTTCTGTATTTAATACTCTATAGTATTTTGCAAAAACATCTGGTTCAGTTTCTCTAGACCAAACATCTGGAGATATTTCTTTAAAAGTTGGTCCTTTTAAATTTTCGCCTATTTGCCTTGTTTTTTGTGTTTCTTGTACTATTTTTCCCTCTTCAGGGTTATTTGTGTTTACAGAGCCATCAGCAACGCCAACCGATTCTTTAACATTAATTGTAGAAAAATTAAAATCACCAGCTTTATCTACAACTGGAACCTCATTCCAGTAAACAGAACTTAAAAAATCTTTGGATTTAGGTGTTGCTATTCTGTAGCCAGTTTCACCTAGAACGCCTTCATATTCATACTCCGTCCTACATAAACCCTCAATCTCACCTTCTGCTATGAGGTCTTGCAGTTCTATTTCAGTAACAGAATAAGTCTTGATTGACTCATTATCTACTATTCTGAATATACCTTCTTTTGCGTCTTCTGGCATTTTATGTAGTTATTGTTGATGTATCGTCAGCGGCTGTATACCTTACCTCTTGGTTTACACTTATGACTTGTGACCCCACTATTAATCTGCCATAACCGACAGGAACTGGGCCACCTTCGTTTACGGTATTTGTAGCACCATTAAACAAATACGAGGCCCTTTTGTTTGGTTGCTCTATATCTCTAAAGTCTTCGTATTCTGGTGGTTCAGCTAATAGATTGGCTATACCTTGAGATGCTAATTGAACACCAGCAAAAAATAAAGCGGCACTACCAGTTCCTAAACCGTAAATTGCCAAACCAATACCTACTATTGTATTAAACCAATCCCCTATATCGTCAAAAAAACCAGCACCCTCAATAACGGGTACTATGTCTATTTTTTCTATTTTTCTTTTTATTGTTAATTCACAATTTCTCATGGACTCAATGTTATTTATGTCCATTACTCTTGTGTCAATTACATCTTCACCGTTTACTAAAACTCTGTATTTAATATTGTTTTTGTCGTTTTCAATAAGCTGTTTACAAAAACGTCTTTTTGTATTCACCTCTATAGCGTGTATAGCTTCTGCTACACTTTCGATGTTCAATTTCCATTCGCTTTGGAATTGTTCACCCAACACACCGTGCAATTTGATTTGAGTTAGATTACTCATTTTTAAAAGTTTTAAATTCGTCGTTTACAACATCATATAAAATTAAACCGTAGCCTAAATTAGCAAGTCCTTTTAAATCTATTTGGCTAAAATTTTCATTTCCGTTTGTGTGTGAGTGGTAGATGTATTGTATTCCGCTTGGTTCTGCTTTTAAAAAATCTTTACCAGATATTTTAAAATATACTTTTTTATCTACTGCTACATTTTCACACTCAAAAACACTTTCATTTTTTAAAACAAATCCGCAACACTCTTCTGGAAAAACCTTTTTTGCATGTTGTTTAATTTGTTCGTACATTAATAATTACTTGATATAGCTGGAAATCCACCAAAAGGTAAATATCCGTTTCTAGCTGAAGCAGTTTCTGCTCCCTTAGTATTAGCTCCCCATCTTAGTTTGCAGCCCGTTATGTTTTTGGAGCAGTGATCTGCTATCCAAAAAGCAGTGTTAGGTGGTGGGCTCGTTGCTGGAACCTCTGCTTTTGAAACATAATAATAATTAATTCCGTTTACTGTTATGTAAATGGGAGTACCAGCTGGATAAACTTTTGGTTCCCACTTTAGAGGTTGAACATCTCTGTAGGTTATTGATGGTGTTAAGTTTTTTAAAATATCTTTTATAGATTCGTCAAGCTCATTCGCTACAGGTGGTGCTTCTGTTGGGAGTGTTGAAGAACCATGTTTCTCTGCATTGGCTAGATTTTTGTATTCATAACAGCAGCCAGCACCCCTATAAGTCCAAGGGCATCTTTTTGATGAAACTATTCTTGCTGGTAATTTTATCTGCTCAAGATCAATATATGATGAAAGCTCAAATTCTATAGAATTTTTTGTTTGACCAGACTTTCTATCTATAAAAAATAAATCTGTAGGAAATTGCGCGTTTGGGTCTGGAGAAAAATTTCTTGGTACTCTAGGATTTATTACAATTGGGTTCCCATTTGTATCATTTTGAATGTTTCCATTCGTATCTACTTTGTAAAAGTTTTTGGCATCCAAAAATCTAGAAAAAGTTCTTATTCTATAAACCTTTGCGCCAACCATATCTTCCAAATCCTGCATCAAATCTTTAAAGAATCTCATCAGAGGTACACCCTCTTCAGAAAAAGTCATTTGAAGCTTTGGTCTAGCTGCTGTTCCTTTTGAATTAACCTCAAAACCAGAAGAGTATATTGGGGCCGCAAAATATTCTTTACCCTGAAAGAATACCGAGTTTTGTGTTAATTTTAGATTGTTGTGAAAACGAAATACAGTTTGATCTGGGTTCCTATTAAATTTAGAATTTTTAATCAAAAGCTCTTTAATTGCTAAATCTGTAACGTCTATCTCGTAAAGGCTAATCAAACTTGAAGGCGAAAGAGTATTCGCTTCAGTGTTTAAATTCTTAATTGATGTATTTGCTGTAGCCTTATCCATTAGTTTGGAACCTGTTCAAATTTGGTTGATATACCATAATTATCATAAAAATTATAGGTGCTACTCCATTCTCTACAAACAAATTTTAGAGCTTTATCATAGGGTGTAGGTGGTGTGAATACGAAAGACTCTGAAGCGTTTCTTTGGTCAAAAAAATGTAATATAGCACGAGATTCTTTTTCTGACCTATCATTAAAATTAACAGAAAGACTCAAAAGTGCATTGTTAACATCTCCTTGAACTCTTTGTTCATAGCCGTCACCAAATTTAATTAAATTAATTTTAGGGGCAAAGCTTGATTGGGTTTGGTATGATGGAGTCCAGATAAAATTTGGTTTAGACTCTGATATTCCGTAATTGTCAAAATCTATATGACCGCCCCAGTACGAGGCGTTGGTTGGAATTATAGATGCCGAAGAAGTGTGGTCGGCTATACAATAATAATACTTTTTGTCTTCAGTATAGTAAACAATGTCATTTTCTACATAACTTACGCTACTGTTACTCCAATTATCGATATTATAAATAGAAGCCATATACCTTTTACCTTGCTTTATTTTACACTTTTAATGCCGTTTTTTACAAAAAATAATTGAAGTAATTCAGCTATATACATAAAATTATAGATGTATCCTCTAGAAAGATTGATTTCTTTTAAAGAAAAGATTAATTTTTTTAGTTTGTCTAGCGAGTGGGATGAAGACACCGCTTTTCAAGTTGTAATTTGTGCTAGAAACGCCGAGGAATGGCTGCCGATGGTATTAAACTCCATCGAAGAAGCTATGCTCAATAAGAAATGGATATTAGTTTTTGGCGATGATCAGAGCGATGATTCTACCGTAAAGATTGTCGAAAGGTTTTCTAAGGTTTCTTCTTCTGATTTTTATAAAATTTTTAAATTTAAAAAACAAAGAAATGTAGCCACAGCAAAGAACTTAATCATAAAAAAAGCACTCGAATATTCCGATGAATACAAAGGTATCTTACTTACAGATGCTGACGATTTGTTTGGAATAAAAAGGGCAGATGGCCTTTTTAATTGTATTAAAAATACAAAATTACCCATAGCATTAGGAAGCTGGTACTTGTGTGAAAAAGGGCAGCAGGAGTACGTTTCAGCAGAAAAATCTTACGCCACATTTAAGTATGGGCCTTGGGCCACACTCATACATTCGGATTTTTTTAGTAAAGACGAACCCTTCTTTTATGAAGAATTAGACGCCCACGAAGACCTTCTTTTGTGGTATGAGCTTTATTATGCTGGGTTAGAAATGTGCATATCTAATAAAACCGTGACTTGTTACTATAATTCGAATGAGGATTCAGTATCAAAAAACAAAAACCAAGCTAAACGACTGTTTTTATGGAAAGAATTTGAAAAAATAAAAGATTCTTTAGAAGAGAAAAAGTGTAATATTTTACGGTAAAAGGCTAAAGGAATGTCATTTATAAAGTATAATAATGTAAAACTTGATCTAAATGGTCAAAGTATTTATGCTAATGATGTTTCTTTGTCATTTTCTTCGAATTTAACGCCCGTTTACCTTTCTGATGATAGGTCGGCTTTTACTTTTAAAGGTTCTCAGGATTCTGCTTCTTCTATATCTGTTTCTTATTATTTAACTGGTGCAGACCCATTAAAAAACCACATAAGTGACGATCCAACCACTGGAATTGGGGGTAATTTTTGCGGTTTGACTTTTGAAAGCGGTTATCTTTCTTCGTATGCAATTAATGTAAATCAGTTTTCAAAAATAGAAGTAAATGCTGATATTGATATATATGGCGATCTAGCGGGCAAATTTGTAAAACAACAAAGAACAGAAACTGGATTAAGATTTCTGGATTCTTCTGACTGCACAATAGGACATACTGGAGTAAGTCCTGAAGATAATTTAAAAAGTTTTTCATATAAATACTCTAGCTCTTTTGCAAGTAAGTATGTTGCTGGAAAAATAAAGCCAGTAGAGATTAGGGCTTTGCAAAAAAAAGTTTCAGCAGAAATATCGCATTATCACACGGGCTCAAATATTCCCTATTCGGGCGAAGAAGCTTCTGTGAATTTAGTTTTAAATGATAAGGATGGTAATGAAATAGATAATTATTTGTTGCACGGAAAAGTAACTTCAAAATCTATGTCTACTTCTGCTGGCGGCTTAATAGAATCACAAAGTTCGGTAACTCAAAATCTAATTAATGATACACCATCTTTTAGCGGC